TTGAACCACAGCAGCGAACCAACCGTTAGTCGAAACAAGCTCATTGCCCTCAGTCAGCGATGAGTCTGCGGTCAGTTTTTCTTGGTTCGTTGAGTATCCAAAACCTGTGGCGGCAACCAACGTGATCTGTTCGCCTGTCACGTCAAAGGCATTTGAGCCGCTATAGCCGCACTCTTTGCCTTTGTATTCCCATTGGCAAAGGTTCTGCATTACAAGACGGCGCGGTGCCTTCGCATCACCCATGTCAAAAGAAGAAACCAGCTCAAACTCAACAAAATCTCTGGTCTCAGTAACCTTGCGATCGATGTAGTAAATCTCTTCCGGAAACTGTGCGTTGGCCCCTGAATCAGGATTGCCGTAAGGATTGACGCCGTTCTCCCAGTTGTCGCTGTCAAGAAAACGGCTCAAAGTACGAATTCGTTTTACCCTTGCGCCACTTAAGTCATTGCCTGGCGTGATTTGATTGACGCCCAGCAGCAGGGCCGTTATTTGGCTTTGCAAGTTTGCAAAGCGGATTGAGGGCCTTGGGAGCGTACCATCGCCATTGAACTCAAAACCTGATGCCTCTACTGGCAATGGGACATAAGGGGTGCCGCCATATTTAATGGAAAAAGCATCAACGATGTCATCTGCGGTAGTTGGCGCGGTCGTCTTTTGATTGCGACCTGCGTGGAAGTAATACTCCTCGTTAGAGCCATGCAGATCCTGAAACAGCTTCAGCTCAAACAGCTCAATGATTGCAAAAGGGCCGGAGTTGAGAAGCTCAACAAAAGCAGTGCTCATGGCTCAATAACTTCTTGAAACGTCGCTGTAATCGTTGCCCTATTCAAATACGGTATGGATTTTGACCAGTCTTGGCAAATCCACTTGTAAGTCTCCGAATCATCCGGTGGTGACCAGTCAAAGTGCTCCGCTCCACCACGAGCTTCAAGGAAGGTTTCAATGGTGTCGGCATCAGTCTCTGACACCTCAAACTTCAGGCTCCAAGTCTTTAGGTCGGTATTCAAACCAAAGCGCAGGCGCTGGCTGTAACCATCACCGAACTGAACGTTCCGCAC